AACAGACAGTACTAATTAAAACATATAGCTATATGAAGAAAATCGTTAAAGGTAACGACTTCACACTGAAGATACCAGTGATGAAGATGGTGGAGGGGCAAGCGAAGGCTTTCCCCTTGCCAGCCTGTACGGACGTGGTGGTACAGGTTTGTAATCAGTTCAAGCGCATCCCTCTTGCGTTTGAGATTGATGTAAAGGAGGATAATGTACTCCTTGCGAGAGTAGAGGGCGACAAGATGAGCCTCGGCACGTATGCCATCGAGGTGAAGGGTAAGATATTCGGCAACGACTGGCGAAGCAACGAATACCCTCAGTTTGCTATCGTGGCCAACAATGCCGATGCCGATACCGAGTTCGGTGAGACCGATGAAGGCGATAACAGCGTGGAAATGGATACTGCTATGGTTATCCTGCCTCCTTCCGTGGAACTGTCAGACCTCATTGATAAGGCTAACGAGGCTCTGAAAATCAACAAGGAAACAAATGATACCATCAATGCGAATGAGAGCGCACGCAAGGAAGCAGAGACTCTGAGAGATACTGCCGAACAGGGACGTGTGTCTGCTGAGGAGGCAAGGGTATCTGCCGAAGGTGATAGAACAAAAGCCGAAGAAGCCCGTATGACAGCAGAAGCTGAGCGTGTGAAGGCAGAGAAAACCCGTGCATATGCGGAAATCAAGCGCAAGAGTGATTTTGACACCGCCATCAAAGCAGCGGAGACTGCAACGACAGGCGCAGAGAAGGTCAATGCAGAACTTGAAGGCAATGTTCTTCATGTAACAAACCGCAACGGAGAAGTGAAGTCCGTGAATCTCACTGATACAGACGAGCATGTGACAGTGAATTGTGCTACCACGATGGAAGGTGTTAGCATGGAAGGATTGGTAATTAACGTCTATATCAATAACGGCTCAGAACCTCATCAATACACTACAAATTCAAATGGTCAGGCAGAGTTCACGATTACCAAAGGTGCAACCTATAAAGTTGTGTTCCCTTATGTTCCGAAGTGCAGCATCATAGACCCTGTACAGCATGTGGCAAGCGTAGGTAACAGAATTATTGACGCAAACTATATCGCTGAGACTGAAAAGGTGGAGCGGTTGACCATCAGAATGTCCAAGGCTGACGAAAGCGGAAACATCACTCCATGGGAAGGAGGAAAGGCTTACGTCACCATATCGGGCAAAAAGACAGAATACGTTATGGATGCCGAAGGTAAGGCTGTCGTTGAAATCAAGAACGGCATATCTTACACGGTAAGCGTTGATAAGATAGATGGTATGTATGAGCAGTACGACCGATACTCTATTACGAGAACAGCTATTGCGGATAGCTATCGTTTCAGCTTTATCTACAGACCTTACGAGAGCGGAGTTTGGCTCATAGACGATAACAACAAGCAGTGGACTTACGATGAATGGGAGGCAAGTGGAAACGATAACAGAAAGTTGATGTTTGTGCGTATTGCAACATTGGCAACTCAACGCTATAAAGGAGACATACTTATCAGTATTGACAAGATGGCGGACTTCTCCAAGGTAGCCATAACTAAGCAATGGTGTAATCAGAACGTAGAGTTCAAGAACATACCTATCAATGGTCGAGACAATAATGACACGAACTGGTCTCGCTTCGTGTATAACGGATTGTTAGCTACGCAGACCATCATAGCAGAAGGTGACGAACGAGGGCTGACTACGGATGCTGCTGATTACTGCTATAGTTCTACGATTACAAATGGAGATAAGCTTTATCAAGGTTATCTGCCTACAGCTAACCAATGGGAGTTAACATGGCAGAATATTGATATCGTGATAGATGCTATCAACAAGAAGTATCCAGACCTTAACGTCAATAAGACAGTATTCAGCGGTCCTAAGTGGACTTCTACCCAGAACAACGCCCCCAGCAGCTATTACTTCACGTCGGCTGTGAACTACGTCAACAAGACGAACAGTTATCTGGCGATTCCATTCTACGCTTGTCTCTCCGACTCTCCATCTCTCTTGTCTCTCTCAGATGAGCAGAGATAGAGTGAGGATGCAAGCAGCGTAACAGTCAATTTAAAATAATATTAACTCATGGCATACTCGGAGGATTTGTACATATATAAAGAAACCCACAAGCTCTGCAAGCTATTGTTGGATTATAGCAAGAACGTATCAAAAATCATAAGATTTGGGCAGTACAGCAAAGCCATAGATAAGGCTTGTGCGGCTCTCGACATCATAAGGCGCATCAATAGCAGCTTTGACGGGAGAGAAGCTAACTTGCGGGAATTTATCTTACTCTTGTCCGAAGTCAGAAGTCGAATCACCCTCTTCGCAGAATCACGATACCTCAGTGTGAAACAGGCGACAAACCTCACCTTTCAAATCGAAAAGGTAACGAAAGACGGGTACGGATGGCTAAAGAGCGAGAGAAAGCGCAAAGGAGAGAACTAAGAAGATATATTCGACTTAGGTGATCCGTCACCATAGTGGCAAGGAGCATCCGCTTTCAGCTACCTTTATGGTAGAGAAGCTAAGAATAAGATAGAGATGCTGAGAACCCAGAACAACGCCCCCACCAGCTATTACTTCACGTCGGCTGTGAACAACAACAACAAGACGAACAGTTATCTGGCGATTCCATTCTACGAGATGAAGCACAAAGATATGATTTATTGTGTTAATATGAAGAAAATTGTTAAATTCAAAAAATAATAAGTATGAAAGTAAATTTTGTAAAGACATTTATTCCTGTAAAAGATTTTGTCGCAGAAGAAAAAGTTGGTAAAAAGATTCTCGTCCGCTTTGATGCGGTTGAAAACAAAGAAACTGGTGCATACTCTTGCGTTGAAGGTTCAGTGTTGGCATCAGAGTATGATGAACAAGAACTACGAAAGGCGTATTACGCATGGAAGCAGAAAAGAGCAGAGCGAGTCTTGAAGCAGGCAAAGGATGAAAAGATTGCTAAAATCGAAGCTCACGACCAATCCGATGCCGTAAACGGCTTTATGCTCAACGGGCTGCTTGTATGGCTCGACAAGGCGACGCGTGTTGGACTGATGAACTCCACCACCATCGCCAAGGCGGCAGGTCAGGAAACAACTACCTTATGGCTGGGAGGACTAAAGATAGTGGTGGACTGCGACAAGGCTATTCAGCTACTCTCTGCGCTTGAGATGTATGCCCTGGAGTGCTTTAACGTGACCGCAAGCCACAAGGCGGCTGTAAATGAGCTGAGGACTATCGAGGAGGTAGAGGCTTACGACTACAAGGCAGGCTATCCGAAGATGCTGGAGATGAGTGTTTAACTAATTTAAATGAAAAGATTATGTATATACTAAGTGTTATTTCTTTCCTTCTCTTGGGAGGATTTCTGCTTCTCGCAGCCATGCGCTTTGGTGTTCCTGCAATGGTGAGTGATGTGTATTATCAGCTACAGGACTGTACGGGCAGCGAGGTAATTGGCGATAAGCGCAAGCGAAACTATGGATGGGTGTTCACCGCTGTTATGGTTACGTGTGCAGTACTGATGATGGTGTGTATGCTCGACACAGGTAAGGGTGTTCAGTGTCTTGCCCTTATAGGGTGTGTGGGGTTAATGTTTGTAGGTGCAGCACCCAACTATCTCGATGCTGATGCCTACCCTATTCACAAAGGAGGTGCGCTTATAGCTGCGGCAGGGTGTGTAGGCTGGTGTCTGTCGGTATGCTGGGTGCCAACGGCTGTAATAGCTCTTATCTATCTGCTACTCGTAAGCTGTTCGGACGATGATGAAGGATATAAGCCTGTGTGGTATATGGCAGAGGTGGCAGGATTCTTGGATGTGTTTTTGACCTACTGGATAACAGATTGATAGCAAAACGCCGTTGTTGATAACAATAAGATGGTTTAGTAAAGTTTAACACTAACAATTTGGCATTATTCTTGCGTTATTGCCACAAAAGTGTAACTTTGCAACCATCTTATTTTGAATCTTAAAACCGAAAATTATGACTAAAGAAGACGAGAGCAACCTTTTGTGTTGGTTGCAAGACAAAGACGTCAGTGAGGTGATGAACTTGCTGATGAAACATGGAAATCGGTATAGCAGAAGGATTCTGAAATTCTTCCGCTGGTTCTGTAAGTACGTTCCAATAATTATTATGTGCTTACACGCTTATGGAATGTGGGATTTTAGCCAGCATCCAAGGGAAATGTTCATAACAAACAATGAGAATTTTCCCTGCTATTTATTCATCTATTTTATGGTTTATATTTTACCTATGGTTCTTATACTGGCAAGCAGATTCTTCTTTTTGTGTTGGAGATACCGCATTCCCTTCTTCTACTTCTTCGGCATCAATGCGGCTCATATTGTAGAGTGGAGTTGGTACACAACTCAAGATATGATTGATTCGTGCTTCACAGTCATGATAGTAACGGCAATGTTTTATATATACGGATTCTGTGACATGTTTATCAGCAAAACCAAGTTAGGACGAAAAATCTGTGCATAATATGGGAAAGATATTGAATTATAAGTTGCTCGGCACGGCTTTGAAGTCGCTAAGCGATGCTTGCTTTAAAGCTGACGAGCAACAGAGAAATGGTGAGAAGGTCACCGCTTGCGGAATGAGCGATGAGGACTTGGATAGACTGTGTGACATCATCCCCGATATGCTCAACCCGATGATGAGCACAGAGGAGGTAAAAGAGAAGCTTCACGTTTCTGATGCTACACTTAACAGAATGGTTGCAAAGGGTGTCATTCCGAATGGTGAATGCAAGAAGCGAGGACATACGAGATATTTTAAGAAGTGGGATATTCTTCACTATATTAAGAGTAAGAGAAAATCTTAACGTATTAAGCCCTACGCAGCACGGATAAGCGAGTATGTATGAGTATTATGGACTTTATGTTTCAGAATTTGATAATAGTAGCAATGATAGTCGTCATTAATTGCACGTTCATTGCATACCTATACATTACGCATGAGTACGAGAAGGTCGATAAGTTCTTCCTGGCTTGGGTAACGATGTCAACTATGATATTGACAATGTGGTTCGGATTTGGACTGTATTTGTATTTTAATTATTTCTTATAAGCTAAAGAGAGGTAAATGATTGCCTCTCTTTTTTGTTTTCAATCCTTTCCAATCTTGCAAACATTGGAAAAGATTTTAATTCCCCCTATATTAGCTCAAAATGACATTACCTACTATCACCTTAAAACACTGATAATCAACCACTAAAAGAAAGTGTGATAGAGTTATATTTGTTCTTATTAATTCGCTGTACCTTTGCATCGTAACGTTACAATAGTGTTAGTTAATATTAAGGATTTCAAAAGATTGTATTATGGAAATGACAGATGCAAAAGTCGTAGAGAAGAAAATCTACGAAGAGGGAAAGAAGCACGATGATTATGCTTCTAAGGCAACAGGCAATGCTGGTCTTACCCTTGGTATCATCGGCACAGCACTCGGTGCAGGTGCTTGGTTGCTTGGCGGTAACAACCGCAGCGTATTTGGCTCACTCGGCAGCAATATGCCTGAGAACGTAAACATCAACACTTACGGAGCTAACTCAAGCTCAAATCAGCCAACCGCCTTGCAGGTAATGGAGAAGGAATGCGCTGATGAGGTGAAGCTGCTTACCGACATGTTCGGTTTGAAGCTCGACACCGATAACAAGTTCTACGCTATGCGTGAAACTGACATCGCAGAGAAGTTCTCTATGTACAAGGGTGCTACAGATGCTATCAACGCTGAGAACCGCCGTGCAATGCAAGCTGAGTTCGGTCTGTACAAGTCTCAGATTGATGCGGACTTCGGTCTGTACAAGAATCAGAGAGACCAGTACGATGCGTTGCAAGCTAAGTATTGCGACCTTGACAAGAAGGTTGCCGTGATGGAGGCTCTTACTCCTTACAAGGAGAAGCTGATGATGGCTTACGTGAACGAGAAGACATGTAACTGTCTTCGTGGTCAGTTGGTACTCCCATCTACGCCAGTAGTTTCTGGTTACGGCAGCTACGGCTGTAACTGCGCCACTCCCTCCACTCCCACTACAGGAGCGTAACAGAGCAGCAAGGAAGTCTGTAAAAAGGACTAAAAAGAAATGAGTTGGTGAGGGGTGTCTGCCCTCGTTGGTGGATGCCCTCTCACCTCTCTGTAATATATCACCAACTTAAAGATATTGATTATGATGAATTTTGGAAACAGCCCATTATTGGATATGGGTACAAGTCAGCAACAGCAGCCTCAGGTGTTGGATGCAGAGCTACAGAAGATGTATGAGGCAATACAGCAGAAGCGAGCATCTATCAATATGCAAGCGCAGCAGTCTTCCACCCCTTTATGGGATGGAATTGATAAGATTGAGGATAATCTTACAGGAGCGCAAAGGCAGTACTTGATGCAAAACCAGGAGTACGTTAATAGCTTGCAATATGTGTCTAAGTTGGTGCAAGATGAGGAATTGCGTATCATACGCCCTCGTATTGAAAGCACTCAGCAAGGACAGGAGGCGTTGAAGAAACACTTATCCTTGATGCAACGACTGAGAAAAGAAGTAGCGCAGGCAGAGGAGCAGAAATCTGCCATGCTCAACGATTATATGACTAACCATAGTGATAAGACTTGGCAAGAATACCTCGTATGGTACAACAAAACAAAGAAAGAAGGAGTTAAGAAATGAACATAACGGAACTTAAAGAGAAGCTGCTTACATCGGTAGACCTGTGGGCAGACGCAAGAATTGACGATATGATAAAAGGAAACCCAATGTTGTCAATTCCTTCCGTCTACATGAAACGTGCGGCGCACAATATCATATCCATCAACAAGGAGAAGTTAGGTAAAACTATTGATAATGCAGCGCTGTTTATCGGTGACGAGAATGGTGATATTAATGTAGATACCATCTTTGACGATGCCATGCAGATGCTAAAAACCATTGACAACTATAGCTTTGAGATTGGATTCATAAGCGGTAGGATTGATGGCGGAACTCTGTATATCGACTTACCCGACAATATCTTCACGACACTTCTTTTCGGGAGCAAGAAGAGTATTAGTTTTGGAGAGAGCGATTTTGCTGAATTAAAAAATTTATTAACTGAATAATACGGATATGGAAGAATTGATGAAAAACTTTGATGAGCTATATGGAATAATGGCTACGTCGGCAAACGTGAAGTATATGCACGTGTTTGGTGATACCATGCGCTGCATGATGAAGGATATGGCAGACAGACATCCAGAACTGGCACAAGAGTATATTGAGAAACTATGTGCCATCAAGTGGAAAAACTACCTTACGAAAAAGGAAGCTTTGTCCATCATTCAGAAAATGGACCCAAAGGCTACTTGGGATATGCAAGTATGGTCCGGCGAAATGAAAAAGCACAATCTACACACAGAAGACAGCCCTTGCTATAACGACTATGCCTTGTACGTGGCCATGAATCAAGTGGTGAGCGATCATGGAGAAACCGTAGCAAAGATTCTCGGCAAGGACAGTTTGAGTGACATTGATGACGATCATCTTTTGGTGTACGCATATAGCCTCGCTGTCGACTTACTGAAAGACAAGGACGGCGTGTATGACATCAGAGAGTATTTCATGAAATAAACATTTAAAAAAACAGATAATGAAAAAGGTTTTTGAGAATGTCGTGTCGTGCGAAGACATGCAAGAGTTGAAGGCTTGCCTGCAAATCATGATAGAGAGTTGCGAGATAGGTATGAATAACAGCGCCATGCTTGAGATGATGAAGCAGATACAAGGAGAGGTGTCTGGTTGTAACTATGACGAAGAAATGGCCGATATGCACCTGTGTCTCATTGGTCAGCTTCACACCAAAGACGTTGCCAAGGACTATTGGCATGAGGTCAAGAACGACAAAATCAATATAGCGGACTGGTGTGTGCTATGGGGAGAGATGGTTAACAGAAATGACGAAAAGATAAGGAAGTGGTTCCCTAAAATAGGCACTATGGACTACGAGAGAAAAATCTTCGATGAGTGTATTTCGTTTCTCGCTAACGGAGAATTACCATTTTATGACCTAAAAGTTTGACTTTTTGATCGTTATCTGATTGAGTTTCGGGATTTTATTGCTATATTTGCAGAAAAGACCGAAACTTATATTTTTTTATTACAAATTATTCAGGATAACGATTATGATAGGTTTGTTAGATTCTTCCCAAATCCGGCAGATAGCGGTGACAATATTCTCTGCTATACTCGCCTTTGCAACGCCGACTGAAGGTTTCGTGTTGGCGCTGGTAATCGCTTTCGGCTTTAATATCTTCTGCGGAATGAGGGCCGATGGTGTAAGTGTTGTGCGGTGCAAGAACTTTTCTGCATCGAAGTTCGTAAACGCCATTTTGGAAATGTTGCTATACCTGACCATTGATTACGTCATATACGGCATCATGGTCGGTTGTAATGACGGAAGCAAGGCTTTGTTTGTAATCAAGATGCTCACGTATATATTCTGCTATGTGTATATATGCAATGCGTTTAAAAATCTCATTAAGGCATACCCTAAGAATATCTCATTCAGGGTTATTTATTACATTCTGAGGTTTGAGTTCGCAAAGGCATTGCCGAGCTATTGGAAGCCGATATTGGAGAGATTGAGCCAGGAGTTTGATAAAAAAGAGGAGGAAAACGAGAATGGAAGTACTAATTGATAGGGCCTGGAAAAAGGACGACTATACTATCAGTCGTCTATACGTGAATGGTAAACTGTTCGGATGCAACACTCTTGAAGATACAGACAGAGGGTTGAATCAAGAAATGGACTTGAACGAAATCAAGAACAAAAAGGTATATGGGCAGACTGCAATACCAAGTGGCAGCTATGAATGTGTATACACCTACTCTAACCGGTTCAAGAAGATGTTGCCATTGCTTCTGAACGTCAAAGGATTTGGCGGAATACGCATACATAGCGGTAACTCTGCAAAAGACACAGAGGGTTGCATTCTTATCGGTAAAAACGATAAGAAAGGATGGGTTAGCGATTCCAGATTCTGGACCAACAAGCTCATTCAGACAATGAAGACAGCTTGGGATAAAAAGGAAAAGGTAACGATTATAATTCAGTAGCTTATGAAACTGATTGATAAGATAACAAGAGTTGTAATTGCTATTGCAGTAGCAATGCTGATTCTATCAATGTTCTGTAGATGCACTACTACAAAGTATGTTCCTGTTACAGAATACAAAGATAGGGTCGTAGTAAAGACGGATTCTTTATTGAAGACTGATTCCGTCTATGTGCATGATAGCGTATCTGTTTATATTAGAGGCGATACAGTGTTCAAGGACAAGTACCATCTTCAATATAAAGACAGATACATTGTAAGAAATAAATCAGATACTTTGATTGTACGAGATTCAATCCCATATAAAGTTGAGGTTGATAAGCAACTATCAAAGACCGACAGGACTTTCTTGAATATAGGTAAGATAGCTTCAGTTTGTCTTTTAATAGGCGTTCTCGCGTTTTTAGGTTGGATTTACTGGAAATTAAAGCTACATTAAACGTTCTTAGTTTTTTCTGATGTTTTTATTGGTTATTAGTTGATTTACAAACAAAAAGGGGTGACCACACGTGATGTGTAGCCACCCCTTTAATAATGGTTGTTATCTACCTGTTGATCCGTACCCGTTAGTACCGCGTTCTGTTTCCTCAAGCGTATCGACTTCTTTGAACTCTATGTCAACACAAACGTCAAAATGAATCTGACAAACCTTATCGCCAACCTTGTATCTTGGCATATTTGGCATTATGTGATAGAATACGGCAGAAATCTCTCCTATGAATCCCTCGTCAATAGTGGCTATACTGTTAGATAAAACCATACCTGTTTCCCAAACGGATGATCGCGGGCGGAGGGTAAAGCAAATATTGCTATCGAAATTACCTTTGACTGTGTTTTTTAACAACAAACTTGGCTGCAAAGCAAAACCAAGTTTGTACTTCCACACATTCGGTGCGAGTTCCTCTTCTGAAACAGCTACACAGTCATAACAAAAGTCACTTTTGTACTTACGGAAGGGAATTACCGCTTTTGGGTTTAATTTTTTAATGTTTACAATCATTGTTGTTTATTTAAAGTTAAAATACATACTTTATCACAAGACGTTTCTCTATCATTGATAGAGCACCATCCAACGCCGTAAGCGTCTTCGTTATTAAACCAATGGCAGTTGCCGCAACATTTTTCTTCTTTTTTCATATCAAAAACTTTTTCTCTTCTTAATATCATCTAACTCTTTCTTGATATTATATAAAACAAACTCAAGTTCCCTATTAGGTTCAAAGTTATTAAATCCTCTTAGCTTGCAATTATCAAGCCAAACTTTATCTTCAAGTTTTGATATTCTGAGATATACTTCATCATCAGTACTGCAACTATCCAGAATGTTTTCAATTATTCCAATATGCAAACGATTAACTTTATGACCGTCTAAGTAATATCGGATTATCTGCTTGTAACTCATATCAATTCATCATATCACTTTCGAGAATTTCTCTTATAGCTCTACCGCTGTGTCGTGCACGTTTTCCACCGCCAATCAAATCTGTATCTAAATAGTCATCTATTTGACTCCAAATAAGAGACCCTGGTACACATAATTCAACTTTTTTCTGTTTCATGCGCTACTTAAATTTAATGATAAAAAACTCTGTATCAAGCCACTTATCAGGGCATAAGCCTTTCTTAGGCTTGCCGATAGTGATACTCACAATCTCCCTCTCAATACGTGGGCTATCTCTGCGGTAGCCGTTGACGAAGAGGACGTGGGTGTAAGGACGATACAGTACATCTCCACAATGTGTTTCCGCCGCTACATCATAGGGAACTTCGCAGTTAGTGGTCAGACGTTTAATCCAATAAGGTTTTATCTCCCGATACTCCTCAGTCTTATCGCCAGCAGCAATCATGTCGAACCATAGCTTGCTGACTGTGAGGGTCAATACTTTCTTTTCCATAATTAACCAATTTTCCCCTCAGTTGATATTACTAAGAAATCGTTGCCAATTTCTTTTCTTCTATTCAACTCTTTGCAAAGAACAGATGTATCAGCATGATTGATATGCTGATTTACATACTTCTCCTTATCTGTGAAGGTAAGAAGGGTTTCGTCGGGGTTATTTACTTCCACTATATTCTCTACACTTTCCGAAAGAGATTTGATTTCTCCATGGATAAAATCATACACATTTTTGTCGATAACTTTCTGTCTTGTCAGAGTTTCGACTGCTGTTTGAATCTTGAAGATTGATTTTTGCATTTCTTGTTTCATAATCATATTTTTTTTAGTTTATTTGAACTACCTAATATATCTCTAATATCGAAAGGAGTTTTACCTGCAAACCTAGCAAGGCAATTCATTATCTTACGAGAATATCTTGCAGTAATTTTTTCTGCCTTTACGATACGATGGTCAACTCTACCATGACAACCACCTTTAGTGGCATAATACAAAGCCCATCTATGCTCCCAGTATTGCTGAATCTTTGGCAGCTCTTTATAAACGTCAAAGCCTTTCTGGTGCAGTAATTCATAGCAAAAACTGCCAGAGCGATGCTGCATTATCTTTTTAACCAATCTTACCTTCATACGCTATAATTGCTTTAATTTATTGAATATCTTGGCAAAGCGGTGCATGTAATCAAAGTTAACGCTTTCACCATACTCACGCACCATTCTGTTATATAGCCAACGTAGATGCTCTGCATCCTCGTGGAACTCTTTAATATCTTGTTCGTCTAAGACTATTTGTTTCTTCATACACTATTTCGCCTTTCCGTAATATTTTTTTGATAATCCATTAAATCGCTCATAGTTCGGCAGCTTGGGAGAGATTTCAAACTTCATCGTTGTAACATCATATCCTCTATCAGTCATTTCTTTGACAAACTCTTTGGTGAAGACATTATCGAAGAGATAATGAGCATCTGTTTGTGTCATAAACCCTAGAGGATGATAAGCACCAATGCAGTTCTCTTTCTTATCCCAATATGCCGTTAGCTTATCTTTCTTTTTAAGGATCATGCGCTACTTCTCCTTATCGAATTTGTTGCCAACAACTTTAATATCCTTAGAGTATAGCGAATAAGTCTCACTATTAATCGCAACAAAAAATTCAGCGCCTTTATATTCGATTACTCCTTTTGCCTTGGTTAAACCATTATATAATCGGTTCCATATCTCACGCTCCACTATATCGCCTTCCCAAACCTCATTGCCTTCACAATCTGTCAATCCTGTAAACTGACAGACGGTAGAAGGGTCTACAGAAAAAGCACCTCCACCTTCTATGGGAATTATGATAGCACCATTCTCGTAGGAATGCAGCAAATCTCCGATTGCCCATCCTTTTCCGTCAAGACGTTTTGCCTTGAACTTTATGTTTTCTATTTTCATAAGCTACTCATTTTTAAGTTCTGTTGAATACTTATTAAGCTTTTTCCTAATAGATTATTTACACTTCCATTAGGTGCATAATAATATCTCCAAAAATATCCTCCTGTGCTTTTTCTTTTACCAATGCAACATTGAGAAACGTGTGTTCCGTGTTTCTGCCCAATAAAAATAGCAGCATCTTTTGCTGTTTTAAACACATTCACTATAACACCAAGTCTGTTTATCATCAATATAAACTTTGATATAGCCTTATCAAAGTTTTCTTTTGCAAATTTGTCACTCTTCCATTTGAAGATAAAGCCATAACATGTTTTTAATTGGCCATTACAGCACTCTGCTATATGATTATACACGGTACTTATGCCTATAGCTCTTGCAGCACTATTTGCTGATTCAAACTCATTCAGCACATTCATGTTTAAATCATATTGGACAACTGGCTTCACGCGATTCTTTATAGCATTGCTATATATTTTATCGTAGCTATAGTTGCAATTGTATTTTTGTGTACACCATTCCAGATTATCGACACAGTTATTGGTCTTAACTTCATCCTTATGGTTTATTACAGGAAAGTTATACGGATTGGGAATGAACGCCAAAGCTACCATGCGATGAATTCTTGTATGGTGGAGTATTCCATTAATCCTTACATCAATATAACAATATCCATTCGGTAAGAGATACTGTTTGTGTAATCTATATTCACCTTTTTTATTCACTTTAACTCTCCCTAAATTAGATACCATAACACTATCATGACCTGGAACTATTCTCCAAATCTCACCATCTAAATCGTTTTCATCGAGTATCTTATATATTTCCATATATTTTCAGTTTAAGTTTCTTCTTTTACGCCGAAAGGTGTTCCGTCGGCGAATGTGTTGTCTTGATAGCTATTTTTTGAAGCCAACAAGATGGCGCTACCATCCTTATCGCCCAAGCCTGCATAAAAGTCATTAACATAAACGATATTAAAACAACCTCCTTTGCATTTTATCCATCCAAACGGCTGATGCTTCAGCATTTCAGTCCAACACTCTTCTGCGTCCATGAAAGGACGATACTTTGGCTCTTGCTCTGGTTTGATGCGATATTCAAGACTATTCACACACCAAATTTCATTCGTTTCGGTCCATTTGTTCGGAATGTCTACAACACCTTTTAGACGGTCTGGTTTTGTCCTACACTCAATTGCCTTTCCTTCTGCAAAAGCTACCAAAATAGGCAATAGCTGTTTCACTTCTTCTTTTGTCATATTAGTTATAATTTGATTGGGAGACCATGAACATAAACCTCACAATTGTCACGATTACCATCTTTTTTCTCAATATGGAAGAAGAGGGTCAATCTCAATGTTGCCCTCATAAACCTTTCCGATGGTGAATAATAGGGAACTATTCTGGAAAGCCAACCTACACGCCCATCTTCATCCATAATCTTATCTCCGATTTTAACAGGCAAGGCTTTAATATAGTCTTCTTGAAGTTGCTTCATTTCTTGAAGTAATTCTTCTCGTCTTACATTTAATTTGACCTTTTTATCTATAAAAGGTCTGGTGATTTCTCGCCATTTTTCTATATTCCTTTCCGCTTCTTGCTTTGTCATGATCAATCCTCCAACTCTTTAAGTGCCTCCACTAACAATATCTTAGCCTTTGTCGTACATGGATATGGCGCTTCATCAATAGCAGTTTGGGCTGCTTTAATATATTTGATAGCTTTTTCTTTGCTCATTGCTCATCCTCCTTGTTACTATGGTTTAAATATATCTTCATTTAGTTTAAACTGCTTTGATAAAAACGGATTATTCTTTATCAAGTTGATAATTTCTTCTTCCGTATGAATGCCTTTCCAAAAAAGTTCGGTATGATCACCAACTCTGTCTTCATCTACAGAGAACGGAACACCATAATTTGTATAAAACTCTCCGTGATGTTTAATAATGTGGCGACCAGGATTCTTTGTAATATTATTTATCCAAGTTTCATTATCACACTCGCACCACATCTTATATTCTGCTCCTGTTAGCGTTTTGTCAATGCCAATAGGATAATGACCGGAACACCCATTTGTTCCAAAGTAAATAATCTCTGCCATATTCTCTTCTTTTTACCCTCTCCTGTAAAAGGAGAGTGTGTTTAGTTACTCTATTTCCTTAAACTCGCTAAGGAGTTTTTTATCTGAAAGATTATTAACGGCATCTTTGCCATCATTAAATGTATCATTTATTGCATCTTTATACCAATCCCAGTTGTCAACTCCATAATCCTCTAATAGTCCAAGTTCTGCCTCGGCTTTTAATAAAGCCAGCAAACGATATTTAGGAACTTCAAAACTCATATATTACTATCTATTTATATCCTTTGCAGGATAGTTACTAAAGCTCATCAAGTTCTTTCCGAAATTTCTGTTCTGTTTCTGATACAAGTTGCGAGAATTTAGCGTTGAACTCTTTGTCGCAGTTGAGCAAACCATAAAGACACTCTCCAAGAGTTGCCTTAGTAGTAGTATCTGGCATTGTTAGCATTTCCGCTTTTGGAATTAAACTTTTAGCTAAAAGATTAGCACGTTCTAATTGTTCTATATTCATTGTTATTCTATTTTATGCCCGAAGGTGGTTAAACATCAAATCTTTCTGTCTTGATGAGTTATTATCTCACATTCATTTCCTCTACGATTCCAATAACCGCATTGGTAACATTTTCTTCCATAGAAAGGGCAATGGTGATTTACTTGTGTTGCTACACTCATACCTACACCTCCATTTCGTGATTAATTCCAAGACCAAAGAGGAAGTGCTGGAGTTGATGAACGTACTTAATGTATGCAATTTGTGTGCATACATTGTTGTCAGTAAACGGATATACATCAAACTCATCACCGATACCTTTTTCTATGTAGATAGGAAAATATCCATATTCTTCAATATCAGGTTTTGTATATACACAATGACTATTCTTTACTCCTCTGCTCATCACTTCTTTTTCCATCCATTCTTCTGTAGAATCTCAGGTGTAAAAGGAATCGGACTAACTGCATTATTACTAATAGAGTATGTTGTACTACTATTATTTAACATGACTACCTTAACAAAACCACCACTCAATGAAGATATTACTTTAAATATTTTATCTTTAGCAAATTGAAGTGCTGACTCCTTTACCATTACCAAATCTCCTGGAATATATTTTAACTCATTCATACTCTTTAATCTTTGCTATTAATGAAATCCTCATACTCTCCTATCGTGATTTCCTTGAAATCAGAATTGTGCTTCTCGGCTCGGATGCTGTCATCAAAGTAAACGAAAATGCGGTCTTTATGACGGAGGAGCTGAGTAATAGAGAAACGGCTAGCTTGAGAGACTTCTATATTCAGTTCCTTCATTACCTTGAAATGGTTAGCAACTGATTTATAGGAGAGAAGAACGGAGGCTATTGCCTTGCCTTGCTTATATCGCTTAATAGGCGCAATAGCTACATAGTAACCGTCCTTCAATTTTACACCATCTATCTTCTTCCACACCTTCTTATCCAGTGTATCGTAACGCTCAGGTGGTACCCAAATAGCAGTAATCTCGTACACTCTTGTGAGAGTTGTGTTAGGCTGATAGCCCTGATATTTTTCAAATTTGAAACCTATGGCTTCTTCTACTCTCTTCGTATAGGCTTGATACTCTTCAAATTCAGCATCGAGAATACTCTTAATGTATTCGTAAGCCTTACTTCCCTGTTTTGCTTCGTACAACATACGCTTTATTTTTTACGATGATTATACTTCTTAATAGCATCTTTCTTAGAAGCTGCCATAATCTTAACACCCTTGATTGTGAACTCATGCTGCGCCTTTGGCTGACACTTCTGCTTGTCAGAAGGAATGCTGCCTTTCAGTGTATCAAGTTTAGGACTTGGGCTTCCAAATGGATATTCTCTTGCATAAGCCGTGATAGTGGTATACATCAAAGCTAAGTTCATTAATTTTCTGTTCATACGCCTATTCTTTTATATATTCGCTTACTTCACCCAAAACCTTTGTTATCAGGTTCTTTAGAATCTTCAATTCATCATTCGAATATGTAGCTATTGGATAACCATCAAGGGTAGTATCACCAGAGTTACGGCTTATCTTTAATGAATATTTGTCTTCTTTCATTTTTCTTTTTTGAACCTTAACTTCTTTAAAGATTACGTTCTTACCGTCAGAACGGTTAAACTTACAACATCTATGCTTGCACATGCACTTATAACCTCCTTCTTGTATATCAAAGAAACAACCTTCGCAATTATTACGTTCCACAGCTTCAAGAGTAATGGTTATTCTTTCTCCAACTTTAAGTTCTTTCATTTTCTTCCTCTCTTTCTATTTAAAAGTTTCTGTCCATACTCCTTTGGAGAAGTCGTATTAATGACAACCTTTGGCATTGATTCTCTTGGTAACCTTTGATAAAGGTAATAACCATCTTTATCACGATACATCATTGCTTAAATCCTTTCTTTTTAGGAACATACTTTTCTGAATCATCGTCAAACTCATAGCAGTCTGGACAGTAGTGATTATCGCCTATCTCTACCCATTCGCTTTCCATTGCTTGCTCTTTGGCTGTTCCTTCGTCCAACCAAGCCGCAATGCCATTAAACTCATCAATGAATGTCTTTCCGCATCTATCACATATTACAGAATACATAGTAACTGGCTTAATCATGGTTGCCTCCTTTCTTTGGAAATAAATCATCAATATAGAGCCAGCTCGCTGTTGTAAACATAGTACAAATACGTTCCCATGAGTATTCATCATTTACCCAGTATAGTGCGTAATTATCTCCGTTACGCATTTCCATAAGAATAAATTTGCCTTTGTTAGGCTCTTCATCAGCAGGATGCAACAAGTCTTTCAAGAACTCATTGATAGCCCAGTTAGCTCCTGCTCTGAAGCCTTCTTTAGAGGCATTAATTACTGTGAAATCACATATACCTTTTAAATAATTTGTAGATTTCACAGCAGCCTCTTCTATTTTCTTATCGTCTATCATATTTTTTAAGTTTTATAAAGACCTCCACGACCAGTATTGTGCTGGGGCTAAGAAGGTATGTGGGCAAAGCCTTAACTTACTTTCGCTCATTCTGTGTCGTGGAGGTTGTATTTTATTTAGGATTATTAATTATCTCCTTTCCAATCATCAGTCGTACCAATCAATTTAGCCGTCTCCTCATTATAAGGAAGGATAATTAAGTTAACCAAATCTTCATCTATAGACATACCCATTGGAGTAGCACCATACTCATCAACATAAGAAACGAAACTTGCTTGCCATATAGAGCCTTCACAATTCCGTATCTTCCAAATACATCTGTCAAATGGCTTTGGAGTCCACTTTGGCTTCAAATCAACAATCTGTTTCTTCTCAGCATCCCAAGCCTTGCCTTCCTTTGCAAGAGCGGTAAAGAGTTGTTGTTTCTCTTCTTCTGTAGCAAGGTGATATATAGATTTCTCGTTTCCATCTACTTTTGTACCATAGATTAAAACCCTATGAAAACAATCAAAATACACATAGACATCTGCACCTCCTTTGAAGATTAAAATTGTATGATAATATTCTTCATCTTCTTGGATGCTAAGTATATCCCCATCCTTGAACTCAGGCTGCTTTTCAATCTCCAAAGTCTCAAGGTTAAGCTTACCACCCAATTTTCTTTCAATTTCTTTGATATAATCATGTGCAATATTGTCATCTAACTTCTCAAACTTAGCGGTTTCGGTATTTAACACATCTTCATAACCATCCCTACTATTAGAATAACATCCATTGAACTTCGTGTAATCATCAGATGCCCATTCTTTGAAAATGCACTGAAATCCACATTCATTGGTAAGTAAATCACCTATCTTCCAGGCGAGCTTAGACCAATCTCGCATTGATTTTGAAGGAAGAAGGATCTGTAAACCATCAGGACATCCTCTTACTGTACCAATTCGGGAATAACCACGATGGCAAGTAGTATTATTATCGGTCTTATTTGTACACCAAACTACTGTTTCTGTATCTGTATTGCTGATTGTATCTAACTCTACATCTACATTATACAGCCAATCATATAATTTAGTACCTTGCGGTTTATCCTTCAGGATTTCCGCTATGTTAATTTCTTTTTCCATAATCGTATTGTTTAGTCTTTGTAAATTGCATCCAAGATTTCTCGGAAGTTAGGGTTGTCTATGACAGCCTGAGCATCTTTTTCGCGTTTGAAATATACCGTATTGGCAGCAAAACAAGTACGATAATCTGTTATATAGCATTGGGCACGATTACTATATAGAATACAATATTTAGATTCTACACTATTCCAATTAGGCTTCCAATCTCCATTGTAAAACTTAGCTATACACATAAGTCGATTAATAGCGCAGAGTCTATTTACATTTTCGTCAGCAACGTCTATACCCGTCATGTTTTCGTTGAGTTTTAAAGAAGCCTCTATGTCTTCATACCTAATCTCTTTCTTCTTGAACTTGATAACTCCAGATTTAAAGTCACTACTCTCTGCATCTATCTCCATCCCTTCTGGGATATTGATAGTGAGTTGGTTATCTTTGATTTTCATATCTTTAACTTCTTCAAATTTAACATTAGCGCCATCATTCCTCAAAAAGTCCATACAATTACCTGTAATAGACCTTAAAGAAGAACAATTAATATGTATAAATGCGCAATTTCTACAATCGTCAAATTCTGCTACCTTATAAGTCTTACCTTTGTACTCAAAGGTTTCTCCAATCTTTCTCTCCATAAGCTCGATAATTTATAGATGATAACGACTACTCGATACTCTTGCCCCCCAATCAAAACAACCCGTTGCGTCGGGTTTAAGGAAACGTAGCTCCAACTTCTTTAACGCGGCTTTGTGCTTCTTTTCAAGGTTGACGCAGTGTAGCTTCTGAGCTAACTTAATTTGCTCGACAACACCCTTTCGGGCTACTCGATATTGCTTTTCTGACATCATAAGCTATCCTCCTCGTTAATCTTGTATACAAGCCCAACAACAGCATCAACAAGTTCGCGATTGGTCATAGGCTTAGAATCGGTATTACTTAGTTTTAATTCACTCATGATTCGATTAGACACCTTGTTTATATGTCCCATCTTTGACAGAGGAAAACGCTCAATATCAGAGACCTTATCAAGACGGAATCGCTCACGAAGGTATGCCCCGCTGATATACTCTGTAGAAGAACGATGTCGAGTGATTACCCACACGCCCTCTGGTAGAGAGTCATGCAAGAGCATACATGCTGGTTCGTACCTTCCATTTATCTTTTGATAAAATGTATCAGACGTGTCACATTCGGGAATCTTGTATTCCTCGTAGCGACCTTTATTATTCTTTGTGTATAACTTTGGAATCTTTTTCATTTTGTTTTCTTTTTAAGGTTTGCCGTTCTTATAGCTTTGAGGTATTTAGGAGATTTTTTCAATCCAAGCTCTTTAGCTTTCTTGTTTACCTCATAAACGCTGCGGCCTACAATATGTGCGACTTCTTTTGTAGGGGAATCCGGGAACCCTATAGTAAGCGCCCTTATCTGAGCCTCATTCCAAGGTGTGCCGGTGTTGACGATCGGGTTTTTCTTTTCAGACCCGTCTGGCGTTATATTAACGCCGTTAAGTTTGCATGCCTTGGATAAGGCTTCGTCAGCACGATGGCAATCAAGGATTTTAAGACCGATAATCTCGAAGCCAAGATTAAACTTGTCTTTGCATTCCGAAAACACATTGTTGTCTATAGAAACAGGATAAAGAAGTTCCATCACGTTGCGTATCCTGGCATAAACACCCTTGACCGGTACAGTGAACCGGCTGCCAACGGTAAATGCTGTCATACCGTAGTTCTTCTGCATAACAGACGAGAACTCATCCACAGACTTACAAAGCATTCTTGATAAAATCTCGGCCATGAGAATGAGGGTGTAGAGTTTATGCTGCTTAATACCGAACTTCAAGAACTGGTTATCGAGAGCATAAAAGCATTTCTGTATATCGGGCCTAATATCATCATCGATAGCATCTGTGAGGTCGAGCCATATCTGCTGCATACCAATCTTGCCCATGTAGAACATGAAAGATTCAACAAGTTCGTCAGAACATCGTTTCGCCTCCGTAAGCCGCTTTTTTGCCTCCATGCGGAACAGTTTTTTGTCCTGTCGCGCATAGTTGTATACATCAGTAATCTGTGTCTGGACCACAGAGGCGAAACCTCCTATCATGGAGTAGAAAAGCATGTAAGCCTTGTTGACCTGTTCCTGTGATGGTCTTTTCAGAGGGATACCTGCTATTAATGGTTTTGATTTGTTTGGTTTCCACTGCATATCAGACCTCCCTTTCGATAAAGAACACCCCAAAAATACACACCAGCGCCACTGAGGCGAGAATGTAATGATGGACCATGAAGCAGATGAAGCTGAGGCAGAGTATCGCCGTTGCAATAACGATCAGTAATATGATGATTGTATGTTTGTATTTTCTCATTTCTGCGTGATTAAATTACTTATCGTAAACAGCCTTGTAGCTGTCGAGTTGTTGAGATATATGCTCCATATCCTTATCGTATCTGTCACGCTCGGCACGTGCCTTGGAGATAAAGATAAAGCTAACGATAAAGGAAATGATAACCGTTAGTGTTATGAAGAGCCAGGGAAGTCGGTATACTGCCTTATTGATTGCTCTTCCCAGGTTTCTGACGATAACCCAAGAATAAACTCCGATGAACACTACCGCCTGCTTTGTGGTTGCGTTCTCAATACGTTCTTTCTGTGTCATAATTCTAAAATTTACTTGGTTTGGTTGCACCAGTTATCAGTTGATTTCCAATAACCAGCCATCCATATTTCTTTCTTTGTCGCATCAGGGTGCTCACTGAGCCATTCCTCTGCCATTTTACTTACGTCTGCCATTTTGGTCTCGTTTTGATTCTTTTTCAAGTTTTCTCTTTAGCTTTTCAAGAGGTGATTTTTTAATATCAATACCAGTTAAGCGACAATATTCTTCGTAGGATATTGCTTTTCTTCTAGATTCCTCATCTTCTTTCTTTTGTTTTTCTGCCAACTTTTGAGAATAAACTTCAGCTCTCTTTTCATAGAGTTTATTCATGTATTTTTCGAGAGCAATAAAAAGTTTTTGAGGATTCAATGTCTTTCCTACATAGATTTCTCCATACTCACCCATAGAAAACTCGTAGAAGAATCTAGTAAGCTCACTAGGCGTTAGGTGATAGTATTCTTGTCTGATACGCTGCACCATCGCCTTGAACTGGTAAGGAGTAGTTGAATCGATAGCACCAATAACCATGAACAAGTCGATAAGCATCATCTTAATCCAGAACTCGCTTGCACCATCTTTGAAGTACTTATCAATCTCAACAAACGACATACCGCCTCTAGCTACAGAATCATATACAGATGTAATTGCATCTGTCCGATTTTGCAGAGTAGGATATTTATCCAAGAATAGCGCATATTGTTTACCATATTTTGCTACCGCTTGGCTACATTCAGTCGGCAAGGATTGAACTAATTTTGTTGAAAGTTCGTTGCTGTTGTTCATAACTATTCACACCATTATTTTTTGGAGCAAACAACCCTGTGTAGTTGTTGCCCATAGAATACTCAACGATAACCTTTGCATATTCGGGATTTCCGCTTGATAACTGTAGAAGTTTCTTTTTAAGAGCTTCTAACCCACGTGGCTTATAAGTCTGACGTTTCTCTTTCTTGTACGCAAGCCACATATCAAGAGCTTCTTTGCAAGGATAATATTCTTCTTGTTTCTGCTCTGTAGTAATCTCGAAATCCGACAAATCATTTCCTAATGAGAATGCAGCACCCATAAGAAATATTCTCTGTTTCTCTGCGTCATTAGGGAACAATTCGCTAGACTTCTGACGTATGTTAGTTGGTAACATCATAAGCTATTGTATGTAATTTTGTTGTCTTTCTATATCATGTTGAATATGAAGTAGTGCGATATACTCATCAGAATTAGGAAAATCAAATCCAGCTTCCTCTTTTGCCCACGATTTGAAATCAGAAATTGATTTGCTCATTTCGTCTTTCGTAAGGTCAGCAGAAGAACGGAGATACTTATAGCATTCTCCCGTGAATTTATCAATCCCTTCTCTGAGGAATATATCTTTATTTACTACCAACTTATAGAAATGCGTCTTAACTTCGTCCAGAGTGTAGCCGTATTGGAGGCCGAATGCAGATAGAAGTAAATGAAGGTAGGCGTTCTGTTTCAAAGAACGTCCACGTTTCTCTTTTAACTCTACCATAGCGCCTTTGTTCTCCAACTCGGCTACTTTTTTCCTAAACGTTTCAAGTTCAAACACATTTTTCAGGTTGAACCACATAAGCGTTGAATGCTCGTTTGATTAATTCTACACTAGAAGGGATGGTCATCAGAGTTCCCTCGTTGCTGTGCTTGTTGCTGTGCTGACTGCTGTTCAGGTGGAAACAGATTTTGCTGATTCATCGGGTTTGCCACGCCAGCAGCATTAGCAGAACTTGCCATAGCTTGTTGCGCTGCTTGTGCTCCAGCCTGAGCATTGCCGTTATAATTCACACCCTGCGAAGGATTTTGCTGCGCCACATTCTTAACATCCCAAGCACGGATCTGGTTAAAATATCTACCTTGATATTCATGCGCATCAATATCAAAGCTAACATCGACAACCATGCCGACCTGAATGCCAAAATTGACAATTCTATCAGCTCCAAAAACATCAAAAGCCATCTTCTTAGGGTATTGCTCTTGTGTTTCTATTACATAAGTCTGACATTTCCACTCGCCTCTTGCCGAAATACCGCTTCTTTCAGGCAGAACCGCAATAATTTTTCCTTGAATTTCCATTTATTTTTTGTTTAAAGAATTTTTTAAAACCAAATCTGCCAACTCATCAAAGTAAGCAACATCCTTGATGGCAGAGTCCTGCTCTCCTGTGACCTTTGATGCTATTGAGCCTTTCTGCATAATCAAGCTATAGAGATAGCCGTCGATGGTATTTGCACCCATGAGAATCCACGATGTAACCGCATTCTTCTGTCCGTTACGATAGGCACGGCATTCGCACTGCGACAAATCTGCCATCGTCCACGGTAGCTCAACAAATACGACATTGGAAGAAGCCGTAAGAGTCAATCCTACGCCAGCAGCCTTGATGGAACAAATGATGATTCTCTTTCTTTTAGCCTGGAAGGAATCAATAGCCCACTGTTTCTGCTGTTGGCTATCAGAACCAGTCACTGTACAAACCTCATCAGGGAACTCTTTCTTGATTTCACTAACGACTTCACGATGCTCAGCAAACACGATTATCTGTTCTTCGGTATCATGAAGGAACTCTATTGTTGCCTTCATCTTGCCTCGACCGGATATCGAGCGAAGGTTCATAAATCTAACAAGAGCCTTCATTCGTAACTTTTTTCTTGCCTCTTCTTCAGAACAGCTCTTGTATTCAAGAAGGAATGTAAGAAGATCTTTCTGACAGGTATCGTACTCTTCCTGCGTTTCAGGGTCGAGAGCAACACTGATGGTCGTTCTGGTCAGATCCGGCAAATCTTTGAGAACATCTTTCTTCTCTCTGCGGAAGTAGCACGTTTCGTGTATCTTCCGGTTAAGCTCTTCAAGATTCTCATTCTCACCATATCTGTTGTAGAACTCACCAAACCCTCCGAACTCATCGTTCAGGCGACCAAGGATTGCAAGCTGACAGGCCAGGTCTGTTGCGTGATTAACAACAGGCGTACCTGTGAGTTCATAGATGTATTCTTTGCCCTGACACAATCCCATGATGATTTTAGACTGCCTTGTGGACGGGTCCTTAACTCTTGCAGACTCGTCGATAATCACAGACTTGATAATCTTCAGTTCATCACGAAACAGGAAGTTTTTCAGCCGTAACGGTTTCGGACCGAGGCTTACGACGAAGTATTTCGCAAGCGACTCGTAGTTGCATATCACCACATCATAAAGGTTCATCTTCGTAAGATGATATCCGTATGTCGCATTGACAGAATCGGTAAGTATGAGAGGACGGAGGTTCGTAAACTTCTTTATCTCTCTCTCCCAATTCACTTTTAGTGCGGCTGGGCATACAACCAGGCATGGTGTTGCTTTAGCACGCTCAATGGCAACGATAGACTGAACCGTCTTGCCCGTTCCCATATCGTCCCCATTTATGCAACGCTTCATAGCGAGTTCCATGCGTACACCTTCTTCTTGATAATCGTATAATTTCGGTTTATCTGACATAATAAACAAGTTTATAATAAACACCACATGCGGAAAGCCCACTCAAGAGCTTTCTCTCTGCCACGTAAGTACAGCTCGTCGCCACGCTCTATCTTTTTGTAGAAAACCTTTTTCTTTGTCTTGGATACAGCAAAGATAAAGTCTTGATTTCCGTATCTTGGGTCAATGCTGTGCGTAAGGTCCATATACCACGCACGGCTTCTGTCCCAGTCAACGAAATCGATTTGGGCCTCAAACTGTTCCTGTGACGTAGCGGCCGTAGTCTTTAAGTCGCCTCCAAATTCACCAAGCCACCAGTCGAACTTACATCGTACAGGCAGTTCAAACTTGAAACCTTGGTATTCCATCTTCATGTGCGGATTGATGAATGTTTTCTGACCGACCGCATTTTTCAGAACAAAATCAAGAAATCTATCCTTTGTTGCTTGTTTCTTTAAAACTGCAAGTCTGTCTAATCCCCATTTCCAATCCTTCTCTGTGTATTTCTCATCATCTACCGTCATAGCGTAATGATTACACTTTTCGGGTTCAGTAACGAGAGCATCAACAAGAGTTCCAAGGTGGAATGCCTTTCTCTTATCCTCTTCCTTTACGAAGTTGAGTTGCGGGTTCAGAGCGAACTTCAGCGCAGTGAGGTCTGAATTGGAGACCTCACCACGAGAATAATAAGGATCAAACGGTTGTTCCGCCATATTACTTAGCTGTTACTTCATCCTCATATTTGATATAAGGAGACATGATATACTCTTCTTCGCTGTTAGCACGTTTCTCGCAAGCCTTGCGCATGAACTCCAACTTAGAAGCGAGTTTGTCTGGAGCCATCTGAGAACCCTCGATTGTCCACCACTGCTGAATGATATCGAGCCAAGCATTTTTATCGGTAACAATCAAACGTTTAGTAACCTTTACTTTTTGTTTGCTTGTGCTGACGGAAGTCTGTGCAAAAAGAGATTGAGCCTGTGCAGTTGCATGCTGTGCGGCATTCTCTGCATCGCGTTTCTCCTGCTCAGCCGCAAGCTTTCTCTGCTGCTCTTCTTTCGCAGCTTCGTCAGCCTTACGGATAGCTTCTTCCTTTGCCTTGCGTTCTGCCTCGGCAGAGGCAGCTTCCGCTTCCTTACGTTTGCGCTCTTCCTCAGCAGCCTTCAGCTCGGCTTCCTTGGCCTTGCGTTCAGCCTCGGCAGCTTTCAGTTCAGCCTCCTTGCGCTTGCGTTCCTCCTCGTCCTTGATACGCTGAATCTCCTCCTGCTTCTTGCGTTCTTCTTCGGCAGCCTTGCGAGCTTCCTCTTCTTTACGCTTACGCTCCTCTTCAGCCTTGCGAGCTTCCGCTTCCTTACGTTTGCGCTCTTCCTCAGCCTTCTTGATTTCAAAAAGCTCAGAAACCTTGGAGTCAAACTTCATGAGAAGTTCATCACGTGTAGTATTGACCGTCTGCTTGTAAGATAGGAGGAGTGAGGCAGAAACCTCCTTGTAGGCGCCATTCATAATCTCCTTAGCATCATTTTCATCCACCTCGGAAGAATAAGAAGGCTTATTGTTAACGAACAGATGTCCAAGGTCGAGAACGTCGGAGAATTCTTCAATACGCTTCCTTACCTCATCCTTATTGTCAAGGGTGAGTAACGTAAACGTACTATTTAGAGAGTCGATAGCAGTAGAAGAATGCTCTGTAAGGAGATTGTTGAGCGTATCAATAGTGTCGGTTTTCAGCTTAATCTTTGCTTCCTTGATACGTTCCTGGCGCAATCGTTCTTGTTCTGCTTTCTTCTGCTGCTCTAATTTGTATGCAGCATACTCGTTGCGCTTCTCCTGAATCTTATAGACAACGGAATCTGTGTTCTTTACAGAGATAAGATTCTCCATCATTGTAAATCCCTTACGGACAATATCGAACACTTGGGTGACTCCCTTGCGCTTCTCTGTCATTGCTTTTTCTGTCAGTTTAGCCTTCTTGATAAACTCGGCAGCTTTCTCGTCAAGAGCGTCGTTCATTCCAGAAGCGCCGATATCTGCTAAAAGAGACTCACCTGCATGAATACATGCTTCGTAAGACTTTTTGTTAGACTGAACAGCATTCTCTGTATCAGACTTGAGAGTTGCAATCTGTCTTGTAATATTGTTGGCTTGCTGTTGAACCAACTGTAATTCTGTATTTTCTGCCATATATGATAATTTTAAAATGGTGAATCACTATCAACCTTCACCTTAACGCCCTTATCTTCCGGTGCGACTTCTTCAGCCCCAAAGGCTTCCTGTGACGGCTTCTGTAGAGCCTGCGTGTCGATGTCGGCCTGCAATAATGCTCCAAGACCGACCTTCAGTTTAGGATAAGTCTTGAATGCGTGCTTACAAGTCTTAGAGATAAGAAATCCCGTATCTATATCCCTGTAATACGTTTTACCATCATTGCCTACAAAACTTCCTCCGTACAAAGTGTTTGCCTTGTGGTCTTTGCCTCCAAACTTGGCAGAATACTCGCGAAGTCTGTCAACACCCTCCCGGTCAAGAACGAAGTAGTCGTACGAGTTGTTAGGAAGAATGATCTTGACATAACATGCAACAATATACGAATTTGTCGGTCTCGGATAGGTCTTGACGTAATCAACGAACTTATGACCGTCACGCTCTCCGAACCGAAAGTCATCACAATTATACACAATAACAGGATTGTCACAACGAACAATCTGACCGGCTCGCTGGCGAAGAAGAATCTCGCCATATCCAGTATAGGTGATCTTGGCCGTATAATTCGTTTGTCTGGTATTCTTGTCGTAGTTACTGTAACCCATGAGGTAACATAGTGTCGTAGTTCCCTTTTCGAGAGACAATCCGTTAATCGCCAGGTTCATGAATGCGTCATGAATATTGAGCGAAGGAGCTTTTTCAAGATATCCCTTGAACGAACCGTTGAGAAGTTCCTCGTTGAATAAGGCTTTCTGCTCTTCAAAGAAAACCTCTCCACCTTCTCCAAATTTCTGATTATACACCTCTATAAATCTATCTCTTGCCAAATCGCAAATCTGATTATGAGGAGTTTTGTTTAACTGATTTATATCCATTTGTATAGAATTTAAAAATTAATCACTTTCATATCTAAACTCCCATCTTTCGCACGTGTGTTCCCATGTGCGTCCAGACTTATTGTCGTCGCACTGACCTCGCCAGAAGCAGCTCATACAGGCGTGTTTCATTTCTGGTCAATGTATTTGAACGAAATCTTATCGACGACTTTCTGTCTTCCGTCTGCATCGGTCTCAACAGTGGGGATGACAAACTTTCGTCTGCCCTCTCCTGCTATGTAGTTAAGAAAGATGGCTTGTTGTTGAACCATAAGAGAGTTGTTTCTCGTAAGATTCATAAGACACTTATGTTCTTTCCTCTTTCGCATTACGGCCTCTGCTACCTGTGGTGTGAGGCGAGCGAATACTGCCTGCAAACTATCCCTGTTGATCATTGGCTTTCACTTTATGAATAAAGAAACTGTCAAAAATCTGAGTTTCGGAAACAGAAACAGAAGAGTAGTCTACCATCGACCCACGCATAATCTCGTCAAGATAACGGGTGGCCCTGTTGAGGCAGTTAGCCTGGATGAGCATCGACTGCTTGGTTTTCTTTGGTTTGCCCGTATTCTCGTTCACAGTGATGTAGTCGACGGTTCCCTTATAGAACTTGTCGTCATCGCTATCACAGGAAGAGTAGACTTCGCTGAATGCGGCAGGAGTGATATTGAGTACCTCAACATCGCCAACACTGTAATCGCCCATAAAATCGGACGCCTTGAGCTCTGCGTCACCAAAAGAGGTCGCTTCTACAACAATAGTCTTACGCACCTTTTTCACTTCGCCATCCTTGTCTTCAACGACAGCTACAGCGACAACATAGAAATTGCCTGAATTACATTTTAACTTCTCCATAAATATATCTTTAATGTTTAAAATAAACTTAACTGAACAGCTCTGGGCCTCATGAGATCGTCAAGAAGTTTGATGAGTTTTGGAGAATAGTTGTCTATCTCGTGATGAGAGTAGTCTGGACTTGAGGCTCGTTTGTGCTCAAGAAGATATTCTCTAACCTCCTTACATGCTTCCAATACAGCTTCACGCTCGGTGTTGCAGTCTTTTTTGCATGGCCGTTGCATACATGGCTCTCCTATACCTCCGTTATGCAGGGTTATATCGTAACCGTATATCCACTTTCCGTTGAAGACGGCTGTCTTTATGTAGAACCCTGGTATGACACCCCTCGTCTTTGTGTTCTTGTTGTTCTCCCAGACCTCGATGACGTTATGGTTCAGACACACATTGTTCTTGTTGAACCTAAACTCCTTCTCCATCATCTTCGTTTTTAAAAGAGCTGGCTCTAAAAAGAACTGCAACAAAAGCTGCGAACAGAAACACGATCACTGTAAGCAGAAATGAAATAATAATCACCATCATATAAAATTCAGTGTATGTTACAAAAAAACAGCAGGCGCATCACTGCGGCTACTGTCAAAAAATGATTCAAGTAAAGTCATGTATATGGTTAAATAATCACGTTATTCGTATATGACTTTTTCGCCATCCGAAGGATAATCGACAATACGTAGCGTTTTGCTGTTTTTGTATATCGCCTTTCGGAATATCACCTTAGCTTCTCCGTGATGTCGCTTGAGATTATGCTTTACGATAAGCGATATGCAATTCTTCATCGTAATAGAGAACTCGCGAAGCTTAGACGTGTATTCTGACTTAACATCGCAGATGACGAGCTTACCGTTCTCGAAGAAAACAAAGTCTGCCGTATAGTAATGCCCTTTTACAAGGCTTCGTTTGACCCACTTTACTTTTGTCTTGAGCGCCTTTGGCACGAGTACATACAGAGGCTTGATAAGGCACAGCCTAACCTGCCTGTGAATACACGAAACGTTCTTGTCATCGAGGAGAAGAATGTAGTAACGAAGCTCTTCTCCACTGTCGAACTCAATCCCTTCGTAGTGGACCTTTCTGTTCATCACCCGTTTTATCGCCATTGTTTGCCCTCCTCACTCGGCGTTTTGAAAAGATTATCGAACGCAACAGCTCCGAACCTCTGGTATTTCCCATTTTTCCACTGAACAATATAGTCGTTCTCGGCGACCTCTCTCTTTCCGTCAGTGAAATCCTGTTTGAGAAGAACTACCATTCGGCCTTTCTCGTTATTGAATATTCTCTCTACGGCCTCAAGCTTGAAGAGTTCGTTTATATTCTCTTTCTTAACTCTTATTGTGTATATTACTTTCATTCTTTTTCTTGTTTTGGGAAAAGGAAGGAGGCCGTGCGTTTTTTTACGACCTCCGTTCCCATTCAAATAATAACCAACAACTACAAAATAGAAATATGATCTATTCGTAACCTTAGAAGGTATCGAGCCTTCTTCTCTTGCATAACACGTAACGCAAGCGCATTTCCTAATTGCTTTAAGGTTTAAAAACAGAGCTCTGTCTTCACAGACAGAGCTGAGCCATTAAAAACTAATATTCATTTAAAAAAATAAGAACGCCACGCCTGGCGCCATTAACGAGCAAAATTAACATGTGCAATAAATTTCGTTGCGGAAGGTGGACTCGAACCACCGACCTTCAGGATATGAGCCTGACGAGCTACCAACTGCTACTATTCCGCTGTAAAAAAACACCACCTTTCTTCACAGATAAGTGGTGTAAAAAATAAATAATAACTTATTAAAAATTCTAAAACAAACAAAAGAGTGGAGGACACGATTGGAGTTACACCAATTCCTGTCAGACGATAAGATAAGGTATCATTGGGTTGTCTAACCGTGACATTCGTACACCACGTGCCTCTTTGAATATATAAACTATGAGTGATGTGAACTCATTATAATATAATCACCAGACTGCATTATTTTCGTATGTGCCTACATCGACAATTCTTCTTTCCGATGCGGTTCATCAAACTACTTAATGCAGAAATTAGCTGGATTTTCGTATGTCGTGCGTCCTTTCACCAGGTCACGGCGCTCATTGCGCTATCCGGCTACTTCTTTTCCACGCATACTATATTGTCAACCATTAAGCCAAAGAGCTATTGTTTGCTATGTTAAAAAAGATGCAAGGTTGTAGTTGCCCGAGCTACCTACTTTATAAGCTTAAAGGACGTTAGCTTTGCATCCAAAAATCAACGAAGCAAACATTGCGGACACAGCAGGGATCGAACCTGCGGCCCTTTCCTTAGGGGGGAAATGCTCTACTCCACTGAGCTATGTGTCCATGTGGGGACTGGCAATGCAACTTACCAGTCCCGTTTCGGCCGCTGCCGACAATAAAAGATTTTAAACCTACCCTCACGGGCAACATTCTAACATTAACTTTCAAACACCTATAAACATAATAATTATTTGTTGCTTTTTTTTCATACTTTTTAGAACACCCTATGCGTCTCCAGCATCTTATCTATGTCTGTTTTCAAGAAAAACGCTGTGTTGCCTATCATACAATGGCGGATTTGACCGCTCTTTCTCAAGTCGTGTATATATCCTGTACTCATACCGATATACTTGGCGAACTCCTTTGTGGAGAGCCATATCTTTTCGACAGGCTCTACTGATACTTTCTTACGAGGCATAGGCATTACTTTTAACTGATTCTTGCTCTATAGTCGGTAAAATACCGCGGTTCTTTAACTCATCATACAAGAATAGTCTTCCTTTCTGAGTCCACTTTGTGTGCATTACAGAACCTGCACTACCGTCACGATGAGTGATAGAAACTGTTTCTGACTGAACGTAACCACAAGGGAGATACTTTGCGTAGAGAATCCACTGACCACCAACTTTACGTTGAACGCCGAAGTTTCTCAGCAATATATTGAACGCCTTTGCTGATTGACCGTAGTCTTGAGCAATCTGTGTCGTTGTAACGGTCTCCTTGCTCGAAAGGATTGTATCAACATAACTAACCTTTGGCTGCATCTCGGTGATTGTAGCCGAGAGCTGTACAATCTCTTCGTTCTTTGATTCAAGAGCAAGCTGCTGTTGTTCTATCTTCTCCTGCTGCTTTGCTGCAAGCATAAGAGCTTCGGCGAAAGACTGAGGAACTTGATACTGCTCCTTCTTCTCTAACTCTTCCCAACGAAGAACAAGCTTTGCTCTCGCCTCGTCATTGAACTTTGTCGCAATATAGAGACATTCTGTTTTTGTCAACTGATAACAAGGTCTCTTCTCGCCTTTCTGGTCAGTATATTCAACCAGCCTAAATCTCGACCCGTTGATTTTCTCCCAAGCAACCTCCATTTTTCTAATGGCTTCCATGATATGCTTATGAAGCTTTCCTGTTATCTCTGCAATTTCGAGAGATGTCATCGTATCGGTTCTTCCGAGTTTGATAATTTCTTCCATACACTATATACTTATTAATTCTACACAGAAGGAACAGCCTCCACTACCAATGTACGATTCTTGAAGTTCGCCTTGGTTCTGTATCTCGCAACGCCATCAGGCGGCTCTGTATTACCAATCTGATAAGCGTATTGACGACCAGACAGTAGAGCTTTCGCCGAATCGAGAACAAAAACCTCGAATTTTCCAGGCTTAATGTTCAAAATGTCCGTCTTTGTCAACTTTTTCATCTTGCTTGCTTTAATTTTAACATGTTATATTTGGAGGGAAGCGAAAAAGTTTGTATCTTTGCAGTGTGAATGTAAGATAGCGCACTTTCGGTCGCTTTGCCCTCCGTTTGTGTCGGTATTGCTTTGTTGCTTTAACCGAATCACAAGTGCAAAAGTACAATAATTGTCCGACATACGCAAATTAAAACGCAAGAAATGTAGGACATTATGCAATATTTAACACTTTTCTCGGTTTTAGTTACATATTTGAAACTAAAATTAGGAAATTATGGACGACATCATTACAAGAATCAAATCCGTAATTGCTGATAGCGGACTGACGAGTAATGCTTTTGCCCTGAAAGTTGGAATGAACTCCTCTAATCTGAGTCGAAAGCTAAACGGAAAGGTTCCTATCACGTCTAGGGATTACAGACTTATATGTGATTCCATCGGGGTCAACAAGGACTGGCTTGAAACTGGAACCGGGGATAAGTACATAGGCGAACCGCTTAATGGGAAAGAGACTATGCAACCTATGCTTGGTGTCCCTTTCTACGACGTTGAGTTCGCCCTTGGTTACGACGAGATGTATAACGACACCCCGAACGTGCCAACGAAGTTCATCTCAATCCCTGGCTACGAGAAGGCGGATTTCTGGTGCAGAGCTTCTGGGGACAGCATGAAGCCTCTAATAAGTAATGGAGACATCATTGCCTTGAAGGTCATACCTGACTGGACAGAATTTTTGCCTATGAATGAGATTTATGCAATAATGACGAAGAACGACCTAAGGACTGTAAAGGTCATCCGCAGGGGTTCCGACAATGAACATTTCACCCTTCACGCAATCAACGAGGAGTACGAAGACCAGGAAATAAAGAAAGAAGCCATCACTAAAGTATTCAAGTTGCTTGGGGCGTTAAAGACTATGTAAGTATGAAGAAATATCTCGATGTATATAATGAGGTAAAAGAGGCGTTGCCCTGGATGAATGAAGACAGAATTAAAGTCCTATCTTACAGAAATTGGAAGGCACAGAATGAGGTGCAGCCAGTATTGAATATAGAATCGCCAAAAGTAAGGAGATTCAAGAAAAGGCAAGCAAAGAGAAAGCAGAAGCCTGATCCAAAGCTTTATGCCATGACCTCAGAAGAATGCAAAAGAATGACACATCATAGTTCGAGAAGTAAATTTAAGCTATGTGATGGACGAAAGATACGACACACTTTCATCTGTAACCGTTGCGGAATGGGGCGCAGCTTTGGATATATAACTCCATACGGATTGCTCTGCCCAAAATGCGCCGCTAAGAAAACCGGAGGGCGTGGTGCGCCACATTGCTATACTGTCCCTATGCGAGATTAGAAACAAGTCTAACATTTAAACATTAAGATTATGGAAGGTTTTATTTATATAATAGTGTTCGTGTGCGCAATATTGAACATCATATTGTTCTTCAAGGTATGGAGAATGACAAACGACGTTTATGCGCTAAGGGAAAAATACGCACCTGAAAACAAAGAGAAAGGAAAGTTCGATGGCGTACCTGCGACTTGGGATGAAGTTGACGAAAAAGACCCACGTTACAGAACGACGTAGGTACATTCGCGAGCAATATGCAAGCGACAATAAACAAGAATTTATAAATAATTGATAATAAGTGACTAATAAAATTAAGATGATTAAGTCAACTAATATGAAGAAGATTTTGTTTCTGTTATTGTTTATCTTGGCAACAGCATCGTCTATTGCGCAAGAGAAGTATCCTTACTACTGTACCATAAGCGGTACGTACAACCTGGCGATGAAGATCAGACTAGAACTTGAATGGGGCGAGCAGAAGCAGCATGTAGCCCTTCGTAACGAGGAGGGAAAGAAGATTGAGTTCAACAACCTCACAGACATTCTCAACTACATGTCAGCGAGAGGGTGGCAGTTCGTTACCGAATTGAATTATGACGGACACATACATTACCTTCTGAAGAAGGATGTCTCTTCTCCGGAGGAGGCAAAGCAAGGACTTCGATTCGATACAGACAAATAGTAACGACATAGCCGCTTATCTACTTACGGATAGGCGGCTTTTTTATTAAAAAAAATTCAGAAAAACACAATGAGAAGCACATCCTACTACTAAAATAAGTTAAAAGTTATTTTTACTTACTTTAATTAATCTATCGATTTTAAAATTTCACATCACGTGAAAACGATATGTGCAGCAGCGTATTCAAAATGCTTGTCAATATTCTTTACTTGAACGAGCTTGGTTTACACTATAAACTAAACTCTTGCACGGAATAGAAAGATATTGTACTTTTGCAATGCAAGTGAAAGGTGTAGAGGCTGAGTAGTAAGTACGAAAGGAATCATAAACGCTATTCGGATTGGCAACCGTATGAGCGATAATATATGCCAAAATGTAAACTCCGACGGACTAACCTCTACCTCTGGTTCGTTGGAGTTTTTAATTTTAAATGAGGTAATGAAAAATATCAGAATAGGAATTAAGCAGGCACAGATTGCACTGAGCGATGACAATCGTTTGGTGGCGTTCTGCTTTGCCCTTAAGATAAAGTTCCTGTTCCGTTCTTCAGACCTTCATTATGGAACAACAAATCAGGCGGCTAAGGCTCTTGGTTTCAATAAAAAGGATTTCAAGCGATACCTGAATTCTGCTATTGAGTTCGGTTATTGCCGTATAGATATGAACAAGTTCGGTGTGAGAAGAATCATAGCGAACAAGATTCACGAGAGTTACAATTATAGCTACAAGACAAGAAGAGGGGAAATAAGCAAACTCAGCCTACCGAACCTTAAGGGTCTTGTGCGCAAGGTTGTCGTGAGTAACAAGATTAATATTATCGAAGAAGTCATCAATACGCATGGTAGAGCTGTTAACGGGCACTCGATTAAATGTGTACGCAACGCCCGCAAGATGGAAGCTCGTATGTTGAAGAAACCATTCGATGAGAAGTACACCGGAAGTTACTCAAACGCCAAGATGGCACAAGACATTAACGGTACGTTGTATCAGGCGAGAAAAGCCGTCAAGTCTCTCGTCAAGTCTGGAGCAGTACAAAAGATAATCCAATGCACGGAAGCGAACATTGATGCGTGCTTGTGTACAAACAATCAGAGTTTCCGCGCAGCAGACGGAACACTCATTGTCATCTCTGCAAAATACAGGAAAGGACAACTTAGATGCGCCAACAAATACAAGACTCTCAAGAGCCAGATTTCGAAGGCAAAAAGCGGTTCTAATCAGAAGAAAGTTGAGGGAAAAATGGTATTGGGTAAAAAATAACATACAATTATAGTAGTGGCAGAGGGAGATTCCGAGGGAGTGCGCCTGAGCCTTTTTAGAAAAGAATATTAATGTCATAAAATGTTGAGATTATGAATGAAATAACTTTAAAGATTAAGTATATTTTTAAAAACTTTAAACATTATGAATGTAAAAAACATTATTTTGGCATCAGTACTCGCAATAGTAGTACTCGCCACAGGTTCAGTTATCGGTTGTTATTTCCATTACAACAACCAGGAAATCTCACTTCGTCAGCAGTCAGAGGCTCAGCGTGGCAAGATTGAGGGTGTTCACGACAAGATGTGGAAGGTTCTTCAGCAGAAGGCACAGGTTACGGATGAGTACAAGTCCGCATTCGAGTCCATCTATCCGAAACTTATCGAGGGAAGATACTCAAAGGGAGACGGCTCGCTTATGAAGTGGATCAAGGAAAGTAATCCTAACTTCGACGTTTCGCTATACAAGGACCTCATGCAGTCCATAGAGATTCAGCGCTCAGAGTTTCAGACATCACAGGAGAGAATGCTCGATATCATCCGTGAGCACGAGACGCTCGTGAAGACATATCCGGCAAAATGGTTCATCTCCGATACAAAACCTATAGAATACAAGGTTATCTCCTCATCCAAGACAAAGATGATCATGCAGCTTGGAGAGGATAACGACGTAGACCTGTTCAAGAAATAACAGCTTATGGAAATATTCATATTTCTAATCCCATTCGTGGTTGCTGCTTTCTTGTTGATATTCTTCAGGAAGCAGACCACCTGGTGGGAATACGCAGTACTCATTGTTCCATCCATCCTCATAGGCATCCTCATGGAGTTCGTGTTCAAGCAGTCCAATGCAGCTGACACTGAGTATCTCGGAAGCTACGTGACAAGAATCCGTCATTACGACGCCTGGAATGAGTACATACACCGCACGTGTACAAGGACCGTTGGAAGCGGAAAGAATCAACGTACGGAAACATACGATTGTTCGTATGTCGAAAATCATCCTGAACGCTGGACTTATTTCGATGCCAGAAACAATGAAGAGTTCTTTATGACCGACAATGAGTTCAATGCCGTCAGAAAGATTCTTGGAACCCAAAGCGTGTTTATCGACATGCACAGGCATTACTACACCAAGGATGGTGATGCACAGGAATGGGCATGGGATGGATCAATTGAAAACTCGTACACATTATCTTCCGAGCATGATTATAAGAATAAAGTGAAAGCCTCACGTTCTATTTTCAAGTTTGAGGATATAGATTATCAGCAGGCGCGAAAGCTTGGACTGTTCGAATATCCGGATATCGTTCTTTATGACCAGAACCCAGTGCTTGGACTGAAGATTCCGAAGAATCAGGAGAAGGCGATGAGATGGCTGAACGGATACTATGGCGAGCGGAAGCAGTTTAGGGTGTTCGTCCTGTTCTTTACGAACAAGCCGGAGGAAATCGTTGAAAAGCAGCGCTCATACTGGCAGGGCGGCAACAAGAATGAGCTTGTCGTGTGCGTCGGTATTGACAAAAACAAGAATGTCAAGTGGTGCAACGCATTTTCATGGTGTGATAGCCCGGTCGTAGGCGTAAAGAGTAGAGACTGGTTCATGAGCAATCCTGTAAATCTCGAAAAGTACGCCGAGTACATCGGTCCGATTGTTGAAAAGGAATGGCACAGAAAGAACTTCGAGGATTTTGACTATCTCACAATTGAACTTACCGACGGGCAGTACTGGGCCATCATTATTCTCTTGCTGATATTCAATATTGTAATGAGCTCCTGGATTATTTCTAACGATTATAAAAACGATTTGTAGCGTATGATGGAAAAATAAAAATCTACATAGGCAGAATTTTCCCTATGTACTTAGAAAAATTATTCAGATATGAATATAAGAGTAAATAATAGAACTAATCGTCTGGAAATCAGAACCAGGAAGAGGATAATAGCCTTCAGCTGTGATATTCTGAAAGGTTCTTATTACCTTGTGCCGACTGCAAGATTTGACATCAGCAGGGCATACGGAGAGAAGAGCTTCTGGTTCTTATTCCTAAGTGCTTTTGTGTTGATTGACATTTTTAAAATTAAATAG